CCTCCAGCTCGTCTCGGCCTGCGCGTACTGGGCCGACGCGGACCGGCCGAGGAGCAGCTGATGCCGGGGCCATCAACGATACCCGTGCCGCTGGTTGCGCCGAGTTCGCTCGTCGCCCGGTCTGACGACGGCGGCATCATCGACAACGGCAAGCGGGGACGGGCCAAGGCGGCGCGTGCGTGCACGCAGATGGTCCACCACGTCCTCGGTGCGCGGAAGCTGCACCTCGGCGGCCTCGGTCCGTTCACTGTCAACGGGACGGAGGTCATCGAGGTCACAGGGCCGCGCGAGCCGTTCTCGTTCGACCTCCTCGTGACGATCATCGCGTCGACAGGCGGCCTGAACGACGACGGAACCGTCACGATCACGACGACCGAGGGGAGCGTCGAGCACGAGATCGTGGGGACCGAAGCGAACGCGCTCGCGTCAGCGCACACCTACGTCCTGCAGGTCGCATGGGGGCAGGGCGCGCCCGGCGACCTCGGCGACGAGACGATCGAGATCGAGTTCGCGATGGGCGACGGCGAGGACCTGACGGTCTACGGCGTGACGTTCGAGGCGCTCGGCAACGACACAATCGAGGTCACATGATGAGCACAGAGCTTCGCCTCGCCGTGGGGCTGCAGGCAGTCAACGTCGAGTTCACGATCCAGCGGACCGACATCGGCGGGCAGCCAACGCGGACGATCAGTGTGCCCGACGGCACCTACTACATGCTCGGTGACGGGAGCGCGGAGGACATCCTCGGCGTCGTCCAGGACCTCGTCACGACGCACGGCGAGCTCTCTGAGTTCCGCCTGCGCTTCAACCCGAGCGAGCCCGAGCTCGGCATCGCGCAAGCGGTCATGAACACGATCGGGCAGACGGCGACGCTGACGTGGACGGCGAATGGCGTCGACCTGCGCGACTGGCTGCGCTTCGGCGGCGCGTCGCTCGCCGTCACCGACATCGAGAGCGTGGGATCGCGCATGGTGCGCGGCCTCTTCATTCCGCGGCACCACCGGAGCGCCATCCAGGACTTGATCGGCGACATCCCGGAGGCGTCGCAGGCCTACAGCGACGACCGCATGGTCATGAACACGGTGACGTTCGCGGAGCCGCGAAGGTGGCAGCTCGAGTTCGGCTGCGCCGGGTCGCCGTTCGCCACGGTGGCCACCGAGTACCACGCGTTCCGCGACCTGGTGCGCCTGATCTCCAGCGGGCTTGGATTCAGATACTACCGTGACCGCACGAACTCAGCCCCGTGGGCGGAGATCGACGAGCCCGCCGGATACTCGCAGCTCAAGCTCGACGCGAGCGACTTCGGCTGGGCGCCGCCGCCTCGCTACGGGAACTACTACAAGCGGTGGAGCAAGCGGCTCCTCTGCTGGGAGACGTCGGGATGAGCTCGAGCTGGTCCACACGGCCGCAGAAGGGGAAGAACACCACGATCACGGCCCTAGGTGCGACCAGCAAAGAGGCTCAGCTCAAGGGCAACACGGGCGGCGCCTACCGCGTGGTCATCATCGGCGGAGCCGTGCACATCCGAACGGGCCTGACGGGCGACGCGGCGACGACGGCCGACCCGGTCTACGAGGAGGGCACCGAGCTCGTCACGCCGGAGCAGTCCGCGCACACCCATCTCTACGCACGGGCAATCGATGGCGTCACGGACGTCATCGTCCACGTCTGCCCGATCGTCGCCGTACGAGCGTGAGGCCACCGCGACCAGCGCGCCCGCCGCGGCCTCCGGGCCGCGATCGACGCCGCCGAGACGTCGACGTCGTCCTCGGGCTGCCGGGCCTCACCTACCTGTACCGCAATCCCACGGTCGGCGGGTGGCCCGAGGAGATCGCCGGGGTCGTCAACGGGGTGCACACGGGCGACCCGTCGATCGCGACGGATCCGCCTGGCGTGATCTACGACGGGGCCACGCAGTGGACCACGCTCGGGACGGCCTCGACGTTCAACTACCAGCACCAGACGCAGGTGTTCAGCCAGTCGTTGTTCTTCGAGTGGGCGGGTCCAGCCGAGGCGGACGCGCTGGAGGTGGTAGCAGGCAACGCGCTCGGCGCCGCAACCAAAGGCACCTCGGTATTCGTCGACGACGACTTCTCCGAGCTCGGGGATCGGATGCTGAGCGCCCAGATCGTGCGAGGCGTCGCGCCTCAGATCGTGCGCCTCAACACCGATCCGAACGCTGTCACGGTGGGCCAGATTCACCACGCGCTACTGACCTGCGACGGGGTCACGGCTCGCCTGGCGTTTGATGGTGTCGAGGTAGACTCCGCTGCCGCACTCGCCGTCGCGACGGGCAACGCCACGCACGCGATGCGGCTCGGCGACACCCAGGTGGCGACACCAACGTTCGCGCTCAATGGGATCGTGTACGAGGCCGCGTTCGGCACGGAGGACTGGAGCGCGTACGCCGAGCAGATCTACTCGCAGGGCCCCGGGGGTTTTGGATGAGGGGTCTCGGAGCACCATCCGCGGCCCCGAACCTCGCAGCGACGGGACGCGCCGAACTGTTCGACATGCCGAGCTCGCCGGCCGGCACGGCGATCGTGTGGCTGCACGGCTACAGCGGGACGGCCGCGGCGACGAGGGCGAACGAGATCGACCTCCTGGACGTCGCCGACGCGGCCGGAATCACCGTGGTCTGGGCGCAGGGCTCCGGCGCGACGCCGGCCTGGGCCGCGACGGACGCGTGCTGCTGGCTCGCCGGGGCGCCCGTGCCCGACGACGTGGCCTACCTCAGCCGTATCCTCGACGCGCTCGAGCGCTCTGGGCACCACACGATCTACCTGGTCGGCTCGTCCAACGGCGGCTTCATGGTCCACAGGGCGGCGCTCGAGTTGGGCAACCGGCTCGCCGGCGTGGCCAGCCTCAAAGGGGCGACCTGGCTCGACGTCGCCAAGCACACGCCCGTCGCGCCGGTGCCCCTGCTGCACGTGCACGGCACGGCCGACACGAGCATCAGGCCAGAGGGCGGGACGTGGAACCAGGCGCTCGGCGCGCACCCGTCGGTCACGACCGGGCTCGAGCGCTGGATCGGCACCAACGGCGCCGGCGCGCAGACCGCAGGCGCGAGCGGCTGGGTAGCGACGACCGGCGACCACGAGGTCTCGGCCAACTACTGGCCAGGCGAGTACCGCGTCGAGCGCTGGGACGTCGTCGACGGCGATCATTTCGTCGCGTGGACGCCCGAGTTCTACGCGCGCCTCGTCACCTGGCTCACCACACACGGGAGGACGCCGTGATCGGAGGCCTGCTCGCAATCGGCGCCTGGGTTGGCGCCATCGTCTCCTACTCCGGGTGGCTCGGGCTGCTCTGGATTCTCGAGCTCGTGGGGATTCGCACGTGAACGACATCGACTGGGCCGGGCTCATCTCGGCCATCACCGGATTCCTGATCGCAGCGACCGGCGCGATCAAGCTCTGGCGCCTGCAGCGCGAGGGCGACACCAACAACCAGAAGGCAATCACCGATGAAGACGAATAGCCACCGCATCGACCCCGAAGAGGTCGTGCTCGCCGCGCTGACCATCCTCGGCGCGATCATGCTCGTGATCGGCATCATCACGATGGCCGGCTGCGCCTCGGCTCCCGACGTCCAGGTGCAGCGCGCCTGGGGCACCGGCGGCGTGGAGCTCACCGTCGACGGCACGCCCGTCTACCTCGAGGTCGAGGAGGCCGGCATCCAGTTCGACGACGGCGAGCTCGGCAGCTGCACGTCGGTCGTCGCGTCCGTCGCCGGCGCCGTGGCCGAAGGCGTCGTGACCGAGATCTCCGACTCCCGCTGTGTGACCGAGGGTGGCCTGCTCCCTTTCGGTCTCCGGCGCGTGCTCCTGGTGCGCGTGCCCGAATCGACTGGAGCGCGGTCGGCCGAGTAGCCGCCGACGTGCTCGGCCGGGTCGCACTCCGCGGCCTGGAGTCCCTGATCGGGCGCTGAGCGCCCACACCAACGGAGGCCCACGTGGGCAAGTATCATCCCGCCGTCGAACACTTCGCCGTCCTCTTCGCCTACGCGCACCTGCCGCCGCATCTGCGCGAGATCTCGAAGGGGTTCCACGACCTCGCCAAATCGCTCGTCGACAACTCGGCGCTCGCCGGCCCCGAGCTCACGGTAGCGCTGCGCAAGCTGCTCGAGGCGAAGGACTGCGCGGTCCGCGCCGCTCTCGACAAGCAGGCCAGCTGGCACAGCGCCGACTGACCGTGGGCGTCGCTGGCCTCAGAGGCACCGGGCTGTCCCGCGTGCGGCCGACCAAGCCGGGCGCGTGGCGTCGCGTCGTCGTCCGCTGCGTCTGCGGCGAGGCGTGGGAGTCCACCGTGCTCGAGGAGCACACCACCGTCCGCTGCCGGCGCGAGCGCTGCGACGAGCGCGTCCCCGTGCCACCACGCGAGGAGCCATGAGCGACCGACGCACACCACCGCACGCTCAGGCCGCCGTCCTGCGCCGGCGCGGCGACGACAGTCAGGTGCCGTTCGTCCGCATCGGCTCCGGCGCTCTCGTCTCGGCGACGCGTCAGCTGCGGGGGCAGGTGTCCGCGACGCGTGAGCGAGTGCGTGGCCTCGCGCGCGGGACCACCGACGCCTCGCACCGGGCGCTGTTGATCGCGACGAGCAACTCGCTCGCCGACGCGACGGCCCGCCTCGAGGAGCTGATCGACCAGGAGGAGGCCGCCGAGCTCGCGGCCCGCATCCAGAGGAGCGACCCGTGAGCGAGCCACTCATCCACCTGCCGGGCTGCGTGCCGGGCATCGACCTCAGCGGCTGGAACAAGCGCCTCGACTACGACGCGATCCCCCTCGACGGCGTGCGTTTCGCCTGGATCAAGGTGAGCCAGGGCAACGACCCTCGAGGGCTCGGCGCGAAGCTCGCCAGCGAACACGCCCGCGGCCTCGAAGAGGCGGGCATCGCCGACGTCGGCGTCTACCACTTCGCCGTCCCGAGCGACTACCCCGACGACCCGGACATCGAGGCGGAGGTGCTGCTGCGCGAGCTCGACGACATCGACGCGCGAGGCCTGCGCCCCGTGCTCGACTACGAGCGCGAGACCGGCGACTCGTTCGATGACGAGCTTTGGATCTCCTCCTGGGTCGTGCGGGTGTACGACGCGCTCGGCATCCTGCCCGGCATCTACATCGGGAAGCTCGCCCGCAACGGCAAGGTCGACCTCGCGCGAGTATGCCGCATCATCGCCCAGGCGCTCGGCCTCGAGGTCGAGTTCGTCGAGCGGGAGCTGTTCCGCTGGTCGGCGCGCTACCCGACAACAAAGGGTCGTCCGCTCGCCGAGTTCCATCGCCTCGCCGTCGCGCAGATCGAGCGCGGCCCACGCATCGAGGGCTGGGACGTCTGGCAGTGGACGTCGAGCTGGCGGCCGAAGTGGGCGCGCGGGAGCATCGACGTCAACGCCGCCCTCGACATGGACCTGATTCGCTGGCGCGGGTAGTGGACCGGGCAGGACTCGAACCTGCGTCGGCTCGTCAGCCGTGTTCCGGTCGCCAGCCCCGGTCGCCGATCCAATGGCGCCTTGCCACTCAGCCACCGCTCCACCGTCTGCGACGAGGCCCGCGGCGCGCCGTGACATGCCTCTGAGCCAGTCGTCAACCAGCCAAGGCCGGGAGTGCTTTCACCAACTCAACGAGACCCATCTCAGCGAACTTGTCAGCGAGCCAGGCAGCGGCAGCCTTTGCCATCGCAGGGTCCGCCTGGAACTGCTTCGCCGTGAGTTTAATCCATGCAGGCTCCACAAGCGCGACGATGTCTGCCACACCGAGCTGGGTTTCGTCGTGTTGGTCGAGGAGCCTGACGAACATCGCGGCCTGCGCGTTTGCGTACTCGTCCTGTTTCGCTGCCATGAGCGCGATTTGACCAAACAGCTGTTCGAGACCCTCCTTCGCGAACTTGCCGTCCTCGTCCGGTGCGAGCGTCTGAACAATGCTCGCACCCGGGCTATCGTTGTTGATCGCAACGCCTGTGGAGCGGTCGATCGTGATGTGGTTGTTCGTCACGTGGATCACCAAGCTAGGGTCGGTGGGGGGCGGAGGCGCCGGGAGACTCAGTGAATCAGGGGGACATCGGCGCTCAGCCCCCTCCGGCGGTTTCCCGCTTCTCGAATCTGCTCGACCGCGGCTCGCCATTCTGGGGTGATCGAGAAGCTCGCTCGGAACTCCCAGCCGTCCAACTCGAACGGCTCGGAGCAACGACGACAGGTTAGGCCGGTGGTGTCCTGCGGGAACTGATCGGCACCACCGAACCAGGCCACCTGCCGGCATGCGTCGCACTGTGCTTCGAGGCCCAAGACGATTAGCCCCGCGCCTTCGAGTGGACGCGCCGCATCGATCACGGTTCGCTCATCGACCTCGAGTTTCGCGCTCGCCCATCCAGAGTAGTACAGCACCGCCGAGGCGAACTCAGCGAAATGGCAGTGGAGAAGTACGCGAAGTCTCTCGACCAGTTGAAGCTCCAAGGCACACCTCCCTGATGGTGCCCAAGACCACGTCTCGGGCGGTTCGACTCGCAGAGCCGAACAGTTCAAAGCATGCGTTGGTGTCGCTGAGGTGGAAGAGCACCTCTTCGACATGCTCGGCGTATCCGTCTGCATGCACAAGTTCGAACGATACAGCCAGCCGATCATTCGCGCCGGCCTCAAGCTGTCGCTTTGCTGGATCGTCTTCAAGTTTCAGGCCTTCGTGTCGCCGCGTTGTGGCGTTGAGACGTGCTCGGAACCGTTGATGGCCATATCTCTCGTCGGCGCTGGGCCCATCGACATCGATCCATCTCGCGCTCAGTTTTTCGACGACGGCTTGAACGTGTCGATCCCGAATGGCGACCGGCCGGATCAGCTCGCTACCGTGGAAAACACGAATGTTATCCTTCGGTTGTTTTCGATACAGCCATCGCGCGCATTCGCTTGCGACTCTGCGGGCCTCTCTAGCAGAGGCGTTGACGATGAGGACTGTGGGCGAGTCCTGAAGGACGAGACACGACTTCGTGGTCGGCTGGTAGATCGTGGTCCGCTCGCCGTTCCACGATCCGTTGATCTTCCTTGTGATCTGTACATCGAGAAGCACGACGCCCGGCCTTATCGCTGCTGCGAGAACGCCGGATTGGTTGTCCTCCAGAGAAACGGAGAACGCCGGGGGCACGGCACCGAGCGTTGGCAGCTCAAACAGCACAGTGCGCCGCGTCGCTGAATCGTACTCGACCCTGAGCCGGCCGGCCTCTTCCGAATCAAGTTCGGCGAGCTTGTCGATCGGGTCCGGCCCTAGATGTGGTTCGCCTCGATTCGCGAGCAAGTACCTCGCGTGGTCGTCGATACCCATCCTCCCCTCCGTGCAGTCGTCTGTCCGAACTTGAGACGATAGAGGGGCATCACCTCCCCGCGTCAAGCGACCGTGATCGAGTTGGACAGGCTTTGTCCGACTTCGTGGCGTCGGACCGTCGAGCCTACGCACTGGTGTCGGACAAGTACTGTCCGGGTCGATTTCGCTAAACGCGGGCGCCCGACCTGCCGATAACCCTCCGTCACCCACAACGGAGGTCGTCATGTCGCACGCAGCCGAAGCCATCGCATCCGCCCGCCACGCCTACGCCAACCTCGCGCGCGCCATCGAGCAGCTCGACCAGGCCGAGGCCGCACGCGAGCCCGACGTGTGCCTCGTCGACGCCATGGACGTCATCGTCGCGGTGGCCGAGCTCGGCGCCGAGCGCCTCGGGTGCGAGCTGCACATGAAGGGGCTCGAGGAGCTGTGGGGCGGCTGACCTACTTGTGGCAGACCTTGTCTCGAGCGATGCAGCTGTTGCCGCACGGCTTCCCCTTCTTGCACTTCGGCTTTCGCTTGACCGCCGGTGTCGGTGTCGGTGCTGCTTTCCGCACCGGCGCTCGATAGGCGGGCTGTGGTGCCGGCGCTGTGGTTCTCGGCGTCGGCTTCGTGTGCCTCGTTGTCGGTTCGTACGCGTCGCCGCTGCCGCTGCCGAGCGCGGTGACCACGATCACGAAGATCACGAAGAATCCGCCGCCGGCGAGCATCACGATCTTCCACAGCTTGTCGTCGTTCATCCGCTACGTGTCCGGGTTGTCGACGACGATCATCTCGCCGAGCGAGGTGGAGCCGTCGGGGTTGTTGACCTGGAAGCGGAGGCCGATGCAGCCGCCCTCGGGCGGGACGACAGCGGGCGCGGTTACGAGAGGGAGCATCGACTTGTCGATCAGGCCGGCGTCGGGGCCGATGTCGATCGTGCCGTCCCATTCGGTGAGCGGTGCGCCGCCGTTGGCGATCCGCCACGCAGCAGCCTGCACGGTCGACGCGACGCCCGTGACCTCGCTCCATGCCTGACCAGATTCGATCGCGTCGTACGGGTCGGCAGTAGCGAACGCCGGACAGTCGCCCTCGACAGCAAACGTGCCGAGATCTGGCGGCGCCGGATCGTCTTCCGCGCAGGCGAAGAGCAGGGTTGCGGCGAGTAGAGCTGGGGCGATTCGGTTCATGGCTCGGTCCTTTTTCAATCGTCGTACCAAGAAAAGACCACTATACATTTGCTCAGTGGTGTTTGAGCTGTTACGTTCGGTTCCACCGCACGGCAGACATGCCGAAAACGACGAAGCCCCCGGCGTTGGAGCGCCGAGGGCTTCTGGTGTGGGCTGGACAAAGCAGCACCACGAGTTGAGGGGAGCGTAGCTCCCTGCTGCTCGCTTGTCCAGTCTGTACCTCACCGAATCGCGTCCGCCGAGGACGCATCGCGTACAGAGGAGACGCAGCATGCAGTACGAGTTCCACCTGACGCCCGTTCACAAGCGGCCCATCAGCCTCGACGCTTACGCCATCTACTGCACGATGGTGCCGAACGAGCGCGTCGAAGACATCGGCGAGCGTCTCGGGTGGACGCTCGCGCGCGTGTGCGTCGCCATCCAGGAGCTCGCGCTCGCTGGCCTCGTCGTCGCGGTCTACACGTGGCACAGCGAGCGCACGCGATTCCGGAAGACCCGGGCGGCGCGGAAGCGGCACTAGGCGGCGAGCTCTTCCGGGCAAGCCAGCTCGAACAAGTTGCGGCGGCCCCTCTTGCCCGTGTGCTTCAGCGCCAGGCGGCCATCAGCAATCATGTCGAGTAGCGCTTGGTAGTCCGAGCCGACGAGGTCGTGTCCGCGAAGCCACCGCGTGACCTGGCTGGGTCGCCCGGGCTGGGCGTGCACCCCGAGCGTCTCGGCGAGCTCGGTCGCCTTCATGCGGTGTTCGTCGAGGATCTTCTGGATCGTGTCCGCGGCGCGACGCTTCCGCTCGTCTTCGATCTTCCCGCTGTAAGCTTCGATTCGTGCGAGAGCCATAGCTGTAGCCTTCACCTGCAAAATGTTCCTTTGACATTAGCAGAGGGACTAACCTATACGTTAGGACGTTAGCCGTGGCGACAACTTGAAGGTTAGTCCCGCCGCCAACTTCATATTGGCTGCGTCGCCAGCGAACGTCAACACCCTTACCACGGAGCGAGATCATGTCAGCAGTTCAGTGCATCGAGACCATCGACTTCAGCGGCTTCCAGATTCAGGTTCTACCCGACGAGGAGCTGGTTCCGATCAAGCCGATCTGCGTGTCGATCGGAATCGACTGGGAGGGCCAGCGCCAGCGCCTCTCGCGACAAGTCTGGGCAGGCACCTGTATGATACAGGCACCTTCGGCGGGAGGGCCTCAGGACCAGGTCGCGCTGCCTCGCCAGCAGGTTCCGATGTGGCTGGCGACGATCGACGCGAGCCGCATCAAGGACGAGCGGGCTCGCGAGGTGCTCGAGCTCTTCCAGTGCCGCTGCGCCGAGGTGCTCGACGCGTATTGGAACGAGCGGAAGTCGGTCGCCGAGCTCGACGTCGACCTGGCCCTGAAGCGCGCGGCGAAGGCCATCAAGGTCGGCGCGATGACGAAGGCCGAGGCGGGCGCGATGGCTCGCGAGGCGTTCCGGCGCGCGGGCATGCTGCCGGACGTCGACTCGAGCGAGCGCGACCGGTACGCGCGGCTCATGGCGGGCGTCACCGAGACGACCTCCGCCGAGTTCGCGCGCCTGGCCTGGGGCGTCACGAACCCGAACGCGAGCCACGCTCGTCGCGCGGCGACTGCGCTGCGTGAGCTCGGCTTCGTCGCGCATCGGGTGCGAGAAGGCGGCAGCCGGAAGGTGCGGATCTGGCGGCGCGAGCACTGATTCCGGAGTGCCCACTTATTAACCTGCGCGAGAATACACGAAACGTAACGAAATGAGTCTCAGTGCGCGAGGTGAGTCCCTGTGCGCGAGGTGAGCGAAAGTCACGATTATGGACACGAAAAAACCATTGCCGACGACAGGGCGCGCACGTAGGGTGAACTCATCATCCGACACGGTGGCGCGCATGGACATCATGAAGACAAAGGAGGTCGCCGAGCTTCTCAACGTCTCGGAGAACACCGTTCGGGCCTGGACGCGCCGGCGCGTCGATCCTCTGCCGAAATTCACCGGTGGGTCGCGTGTGATGCGCTTCCGCCGGAAGAGTGTCGAGGAGTGGGTCGAGCGTCAGGAGTTGCGCGCGCTGGAGGAGTCATGAGTGTGCGCAAACGTGGCAAGAAGTGGGCGGTAGATATCGTCCACGATGGACTCATCGACAAGAACGGTCGGCTCCGGAAGTCATCGTTCCGCACGCAGAAGGACGCGAAGGCCTTCGAGGCTCGCATTCTCAGTGAGTTGGCGAGTGGTGAGTATCAGCGTCGCGTCGAGGCGCAGACGAAGCACATGACGTTCAGAGAGTGGTGGCCGAAGTACATCGCGGTCGCCGAGACGATGAATCGACCGGCTTCTCTCACCGCGAAGCGCAGCTACTGGGACAACCACATCGAGCCTCAGTTCGGCCTGCTGCACCTGCACGAATTCACGACGATGCACGCGAACGAGCTCGCGATCACGATGGGTGAGAAGGGACTCGCCGCATCGACCTACAACCACGTGCTCAGCCTCATCCAGCACATGCTGCGCATCGCATTCGAGTGGGAACTCATCCCGGCGGCGCCGAAGTTCAAGAAGTTGAGCACGCCCGGGGCGACGCGCGAGGAGTGGTTCACGGCCGACCAGGTGCCGGAGCTCCTCCGCATCGCGGACCGGCACGGCGTTCGGCTCCACGTGCTCTTCGCGCTCAGGACCGGCGTCCGCAAGGGCGAACTGCGCGCGGTGCAGTGGGACGACATCGACCTCGAGCGCGGGCGACTTCACATCCGACGCCAGGTCGTCCACACGGCGCGCCCGACGCGCGAGGTCTGGCAGGACTTCCCGAAGGGGCAGCGCAACCGGCTCGTCCCTCTCGGCCCGGAGCTCACGCGCGCGCTCGCCGAGCTTCCGCGCGCGCTGCACAACCCGCACGTCTTCCGCGGCAATGGCGAGCGCGGCGAGTTCTCGCACCAGGAGACGCGCAACGCGGCCAGCGCGATCGACGGCGACCTCGCCGCGCGCTTCTACTGGCACAAGACCCGACACACCTTCGCATCGCAGCTCGTGGCGAACGGCGTCCCGCTGAACGTCGTCCAGCGTCTCGGCGGCTGGTCCAGCATGGCTGTCCTCCAGCGCTACGCACACCTGGCGCCCGACGGCGCGGCGATGGTGAAGGCCATCGAGTCGCTCGAAGGCACACGCTACATCCACGGCACATCTACGGCACAAGCAGATTTCGAACGCATCGAGAAGCCGCTCTAGAGCGGGCTTCGGCACCATTTGTAGTTCATCGAGTAGATGAACTTATCCACCTGAAACCTCTATGATTTCGTGTAGTTGCTTGCGCGCGGCCGTAGAGTTTCACTCATCTAGCATCATTTCGCGCACTTAGACTCATGTCGCGCATAGCACCGAACCTCGGTGCGGCACAATAGCGGCACAGGATAGGTGCGCTCACAGGAGGGGTCCGTCATGACCACCGACCTACTCGAGTACGTCATCCACTACATCCAGAAGGCCCACGGCGACCGCACCTTCGTGCACGTCACCTTCGACGGCGACGGTGCGCTCTGCACCGTGAAGCCGTGGGGCAAGGACGCGCTGAACTATCCTGGCAAGGACTTGGTCGCCTCCGTCCAAGCTGCCCTCGTCGAGGCCCGCCAGGTTCGCCACCAGCGCGAGGTGGCGGCGTGAAGTTCACGATCGACCGAGAGGCATTCGTCGAGGCCCTCTTCGCGGCGAGCGTCGTCACGAAGAGCAGCGCCACGCTGCCGGTGCTGGCGTGCTGCCAGATCGACGCGACCAAGGACGGACGCATCGTCGTGCAGGCGACCGACCTGGTGGTCTGGGTGCGGCGCGAGGTGGCGGCGGACGTCCAGAAGCCGGGCCGCGTCGTCGTCGACCTGAAGCGCGTGTTCTCGACGGTGAAGTCGAGCCCGGCCGGGCCGGTGGAGTGCCACTCGCTCAAGCGCGCGCTCGTCATCGACCAGTCACGGGTACACGCCCAGGTCAACGAGCTCGAGCAGGGCGACTTCCCGGAGGAGCCTACCTACCCCGACGCGCCGCACCGCATCGCCGTCGCCACGCTGCTCGACATGTTCGAGAAGACGGCGCCCTTCATCGGCCGCGACGAGAGCCAGGCCGTGTTCTGCGCCGCGTGGCTGCACAAGCTCCTCGACGGCAGCTTGCGCATGATCGCGAGCGACCGGGTGCGCTTCGCGCAGGTGACCCTGCGTCCCCAGCCCGAGGAGAGCTGGGGGAACATCGACGCGCTCATTCCTCGAGAGGGCGTGGCCGCGCTCCAGCGTCTGCTCTGCGGCGACGGTGTGGTCGGCGTGGGTGTCGAGGGCGACCGCATGCTCTTCATCTCCGGGGAGACGAGGATCGTCGTGCAGCTCATCCATGGGCGCTACCCGGACTGCGACCACATCTTCCGGCACGAGCCGATCGCATCGGCGCTCGTGAACCGAGACTGCCTCACAGCTTCGCTGAAGCGGGCAGCCATCTTCGCGGGCAAGTCGAACCGAATCCGGCTGACTCTCAGCGACGGCACGCTCGAGGTCTTCTCGACCGACCAGGTCTCCGGCGAGCTCGTCGACCCGGTGCCCTGTGTCGCGGAGCAGAGCCCGCCGCTCGCCCTCTACTACAACTACAAATTCGTGCGCCAGGTCCTCGCCGTCATCGAGGGCGACGACGTCAAGCTCGATGTCGCGGGCCTGGCTTCGCCGACCTACGTCACCGACAGCGCACGCCCAGAAGTCGCCTACGTCATCATGCCGATGGACGAGGGGAAGGAGGAGGCCGATGGCCCTGACACCGAATCCGACTGAGACGGCCGTGCTCAGAGCGCTGGTCGAGTACCACAACCGGCACGGCTGCCCGCCGTCGTTCGCCGACATTGCCAAGGCCGTCGACCGGTCGGTCGGCGCGGCGCGCTCGGCAACGATCTCGCTCGGCGAGATGGGCTACGCCTACCGCAACCACCGGGGCGCACGTTGCTGGCTCCCGACCGACGCAGGGCGCGCGTTCCTCGCTGGCCTCGAGGCGGCAGCATGACCGCCGAGGAACGTATCCAGCTCATCGTGGGGGCGCTCAGCTTCCGCAGCCAGGGTCGTGACTTCCAGTTCATCCGGCTCATGCGAGGGCTCGTCGAGCCCGGACACACGATGCCGACGACGGTGGTGAGAGCCATCGCAGAGACCCTCGGCTACGAGGGCGACGCCTACTGCGACGTGCTCTTCGGCGCCGAGTGGGACGTCGACTGGAGTCTCGAAGCCGGCCGCTTCTGGGTGCGCCCCCGCACCTGACCAACTCATCACCACAACCGACCAGGAGAGACACGTGGCGTTCACGATCACCACGACCAGGAAAGCTGCGTCCGAAGCGGGCATCAACGTGCTCGTCTACGGAGACGCCGGCGCTGGCAAGACGAGCCTCTGTGCGACCTGCACCGAGGACCACGAGAAGATCCTCATCATCAGCTGCGAGGGCGGACTCCTCGCCCTCGACGACTACGACATCCCGGCAACCATCGTGGAGACAGTCGCGGACCTCCACGACGTCTACGGCGGGCTCGCCTCCTACGAGCACCCCTACGAGTGGGTGTGTCTCGACTCGGTGTCGGAGATCGCCGAGGTCGTGCTCGCCAACGAGAAGGCCGACGCTGCGGACCCTCGTCAGGCCTACGGCGAGCTCGGCGACATCGTCTTCGACCTGCTGCGGAAGTTCCGCGACCTGCCCGTCAACGTCCTCTTCACCGCGAAGCAGGACACGAAGGTCATCCCCGGCGGGAAGAACTCGCCCGATCGGGCGCAGCATCGCCCTTCGATGCCCGGCAACGCGCTCAAGAACGGCATCCCGTACCTCTTCGACGAGGTGCTCGCCCTTCGCGTCGAGCGGGACGAGCAGGGCTCTACGTATCGCACGCTCATGACCGAGAGCGACGGGGACTGGACGGCAAAGGACCGCTCCGGGCGCCTCGACGCCTGGGAAGAGCCGCACATCGGCAACATCGCCGCGAAGATTCGCGGCTGAACTCACCACGAAAACTCACCACAGCGAGAGGATAGAACGAGATGAGCAACGTACTCGACGAAGTGTTCGGAGACGAAGACCAGGCCCTTCCCGATGGGCACGGTGACTTCGACCTGGTGCCGAAGGGCACGTACCGCGCGACGATTCAGCGCGCTGAAGTGAAGGAGACCGACAAGGGAGGCCACATGGTCTCCGTCGGCTTCGAGCTCGACAATGGCCGATGGGTCTGGACGAACTACAACATCCGCTGTGCGTCCGATAAGGCCGAGGAGATCGGCCGGCGCGACTACGGCCACCTCTGCAAGGCATGCGGCGCGAGCTCGTGGGTGCGTGACACCAGCTTCTTCATCGGGAAGCCGGTATCGATTCGCGTCGGCATCAAGAAGAGCAACTACTCCGGCGAGGATGAGAACGTCGTCCGGGGAGTGAAGGCAGTGAAGGGCGGACCTGGTGCGCCGCGCAAGCCGAAGCGAGGAGCCTCGGCGCCGCCGCGCGCCGCGGCGAAGCCCCCGAACCCGTGGGGCGACAAGAAGGCGTCCAACGACGACGGCGAGGAGGGCTGAGCGATGTCTTCGGTCGTCGACGCAATCTACGATCTCCACGCCAACAAGGAGCGTGACGAGCGGCTCTACCTGGGCGGCAGTGCCCTCGGTGCGCCGTGCCTGAGGCAACTCTGGTACGGGTTCCGTGGCGCCGCCCTGGTGGACCCAGCGCCGCGCATGCTGCGCCTGTGGGAGACCGGCCACAGGGAAGAGGACAGGATGGTCGCCGAGCTGAAGGCGATCGGTTGCGAGCTGCTCGAGCGGAACCCACGGACGGGCGAGCAGTGGAGTGTAGATGCGTTCGGCGGCCACTTCGCCGGGCACTTCGATGGTTTGATCCGTCGGGTGCCCGGCGAAGACCCGGACGAGTGGTTCGTGCTCGAGCTCAAGACGAGCAACGAGAAGCGCTACAAGGCGCTCGCACGCGACGGTGCCGGCAAGACGAAGCCGCAGCACTGGGCGCAGATGCAAATCTACATCGGCTTCGCCCGGGCCTACTGGGACCACTGGGGACTCGACGGCGATCCACCGAAGCAGGCGCTCTACATGGCGCACTGCAAGAACGACGACCATCTCTACGAAGAGGTCGTCATCTACGACGAAGTGTCGTTCCAGTCGCTCGGCAGGAAGGCGCTGGAGGTGCTCTCGGCTGTCGAGCCCCCTGCACCTGTCGAGAAGGCCTCCCCGAAGAAGCCGCCCTGTCTCTGGTGCGACTTCTCACACCTCTGCCTCGACGGCGACGTGCCTGCCGTCGACTGCCGCACGTGCATGCACTCGACGCCCGACCTCGATGCCGGCGGCTGGGTGTGTGAGCGCTACGGCCGCGCGATTCCCGACGAGGGACTCACGATTGGCTGTGGCGAGCACCTCTACATCGCGACGCTTCTCGAGAAGCGCCACGGCGGCGTGCGCGCCTACGACATCGACCCGATCGACCAGCCCGTGCGCTGGATCGAGTTCGAGGACGGGACCGTGCACATCGCCCACTCACTCAAAGGCGAGCGCGAGGGGATGACCTCGGCCGAGCTCCGCCAACACTCAAAGGAGAACCCACCATGGCCGACGATGTGACGACAATCGTGCGAGCGCTCCTCGCTGTCATCGACCGCCTTCTCGGGGTGCTCGTGCGATGCGGGGTGATGCCGAACGGGACAGGGGGGCATCTCGCAGACCACGAGATCAAACTCATCGAAGCGGCGCGGCTCTGGACCGAGAGCGCGCCCTAACACCACAGGAGACCTCTGTGACCAACGATTTTCCACTCCGCCCGTCTTTCGTCCTCCTGCACGTGGAGAGCCTGTCGAAGGCGCAGCTCGCGTTTGACCGAATCATCGCGCCGATCAGGAGCGAGTTCGGCTACGAAGAGGTCGACACCGCCATCGCCAAGTTCGAATTCGGGACTGTCTACGGCGCGGAGAACGAGTTCGAAGAGTTCGCCGTGGTGCTCGACCTGGCGGTCGACGATGCGGACGAGGAGGACTTCGGCCGGTTCGCAATGTTCATCGCTGGGCTTCGCGCCGGCGCGGCGGGTGCGGCACGGCTCGGACAGGATCGAGCCACATCGACGGCTCAACTCGACACGCTGGACCGTCACGGGCGGCCGGAGGATGGCGAGCGATGATCGCCTGGTCCACCTCCCCATACCCGCCGCGGGCGTGGCAGGCCGAGGCGCTGCCGCTGTGCATCGACGCGCTCCACGCGGGCAAGCGAGCGATCGTCCAGGCGGTCATGGGCTCGGGCAAGTCGTTGCTCATCGCCGAGCTCTGCTGGCAACTCTGCCAGGGCCTGGGCGACGACTGGCGCATCGTGCTCACGACGCCGACGCGCGCGCTCGTGCGCCAGCTCGTGGCCACGCTCCGGGCGCACGGCGTCGGCGCGTCGCCCTTCTTCAGCGACGCGAAGGACACGACCGGGCCGGTGATCGTCTGCTGTGTGCCGTCGGCCGAGACACTCGCCGATGCGCTCGCGGCTGAAGGCCTCCACGCAGCGGTCTGGCTGGCCGACGAGGCGCATCGGACGAACGCCGACCGCATCAGCGCGGCAGTCGAGCGGATGCAGCCCTACGCCACGCTGGGCTTCTCGGCGACGCCGTTCATGGCGGCCGAGCGCCGGCGGCTGAAGCACTTCGACGAGCTCCTCTACGCCTACAGCGCGGCCGACGCGATGCGCGATGGCGTGGTGATGGAGCCCGAGCTCGTGCACTGGGACGGCACCGAGTGGGACGTCGACATCGACACCGCAGTGCTCGAGATGGTGAGTCGAGAAGTCGGCCCCGGCCTTGTCACCGCAGTGAACATCGATGATGCCGAGTACTACGCCGCGTTCCTCTCCGACCACGGGGTGCGCGCAGCTGCCATCCACTCGAAGCACGACAAGGACACGCAGGACCGGCTCATCGAAGACCTACTCATGGGCGAAGTCGATGCGCTGGTTCACGTCCAGCTGCTCACCGAGGGCGTGGACCTGCCCTGGCTCGAGTGGCTCGCGTTGCGGGCGCCGATGACCTCGAGGGTCTCGTTCTGCCAGATGGTCGGACGAGTACTCCGGTCACACGACGGCAAGCCACAGCCGCGCGTGCTCGACCCGCACGACCTCTTCAACGAGTTCGCTCTCGACTACGAGGCGGTGCTCGGCTGCGACGTCGCCACGAAGGATCCGGTGCAGCAGCTCGCCGAAGAGGTGGCCGAGCTCATGCCCGAGTCGGGCGTCGCGGACTACATCGTCCCGATGGACGAGATCGCCAAGTACATGCGCAAGGCGGCCCTCGCCCTGCGCTCTCGCGGCCTGGTCGAGCTGAAGAAGCACGGCTCGTGGCGACGCGACTTTCCCTCCGTCAAGCAGCAGCGGGCCGTGCGGCGCCTCGCGCCGGCGCTCTGGGCCATCCCTGAGCCGCACCGGACGCTGCTCGCCGCCGTCGTCGAGGACACCGACCTGTTCCATTGGAGCAAGGGCGACCTCAGCGACTGCCTCACAATTCTCCGCGTCACGCAGCGATGCGGGCGCTGGCCCCTTGGAGACTCTCATGTGGAACGATGAAGACTATGGAACCCCGCTCGGCGAGTGCCGAGTCACCGATGAGACCGAGAGCGCCGTTCACATCGTGCGCAAACACGATGGCTTCTCGGACTGGTTCCCGAAGTCGCAGATTCACGCCGACAGCGAGTGCTGGAAGGACGGCGACTCCGGCGTGTTCGTCATCTCGGATTGGCTCGCCGGCGAAAGGGGTCTTTGATGACCTACCCACTCACCACCGTCCATCTCATTCCGGGCCCTGCCGGGCCACCGTTCGCCGACGACCAAAGGGCGTACGAGATTCGTTGCGTACGGTGCCGCAGGCCTATGGGGCGACTGGTTCAGTCGCCCTCTGGGGTCTCCGTGGTCCTGTTCGAGAGCGGCTGGCGGCTCTACCGCGACCGGCGATCTGCACGCCGCTCCCTCATCACGACTCATGAGTGCCCACGTTGGAAGAAGGAGGGCGACCGTGACGCGGCGTGAGACAGGCCCCGGCTGGGAGCTCCGGCTCGGCGACTATCGCGAGGTGCTCGCCGACGTGGAGCCCGACGCCGTCATCACCGACACGCCGTACTCGGACCGCACGCAGCGTGGTCAGCGTGGAAACGCACGGCGAGGCGAGGCTGGCGGCCGTGCGTGGGTCGGCGGCGGCTCGTCGAGCATCGGCTACGGCCACTTCGACCAGGCGGACTGCGTCGAACTCGTCGAACGGTTCGCCGCCGCGCCGTGGATCGTCTCGTTCGGCGACCACTACACGGTTCGCTGGCTCGAGGACGCGGCGCGCGCTGGTGATAGGTACGTCTTCGCGCCGGTGCCGTGGTGCAAGCCGGACGCCGCGCCGCGGATGGTGAAAGACGGACCGCCGACCGCCGCGGAGTTCATCCACCTGTCGCGGACGCGGGACCGCCGCGCCGTCGACGTCATCACTGAGCAGCCCCCGGGCTACTACGTGCTCGGCACCAGCGCCTGGCGCGCACAGCAGGTCGTCACCGGCGGCAAGCCGCTGCCGCTCATGTCCGCGCTCGTCTGCTCCTACTCGCGACCCGGCGACCTCATCGTCGATCCGTGCGCCGGCGGCGCGACCACGCTGCTCGCTGCCGTGAGCAACGGCCGCCGTGCAATCGGCGCGGAGATCGACCCCGACACCTTTGACCTCGCCGTCGCGCGTCTGCGCCGCGGCTTCACACGGGCCATCCCCGGACTGGAGGCGTCTTGATGAACGCTGACCCATTCGACCTCGACTTCCTCCTCGACGACATGGAGCGCGAGGTCGTCCTCGCGCCCGACGCGATCAACGCCGTTGAGCACGTGTTCCCTCTCAACGCCGGCCAGGAGGCCGCCCTCGCGAAGCTGCGGGACTTCCTCGCCGGCGACGCGCAGTTCTTCGGCCTCTACGGCTACGCCGGCACCGGCAAGACCACGGTCATCCAGCGGCTCTTCGATGGTGGGTCGGCGAACGTCGTGATGAGTGCACCGACCCACAAGGCATGCGGCGTGCTCGCCGAGATGGCTGGCGAGGCGGGGCTGGCATGGATGCCGGTCGCCACGATTCACTCGCTGTGCTCGGTGAAGCCGTTCCGCGTCGACGGCGAGCGGGTCTTCAAGCCCGACCCGCGCAAGCCCGCTCCGATTCGCAACTTCAGCGTCGTCGTCATCGACGAGTGCTCGATGGTGTCGACCGAGATGTGGTCGTGGGTCACCTCGACCATCCGCCCGAGCACGAAGGTCATCGTTATGGGTGACCCGCTGCAGCTCCCGCCGGTCGGCGAGGGCGAGTCGCCCTGCTTCGACATGGAGTACTCGGCAACCCTCACCGAGATCGTCCGCTCGCGAGGCGTGGTGCAGGACGCGGCGACGCGAATCCGACTCAACATCGGCTCGCGCGTCCCGATGCTGGCGCAGACCGGGCGCGACGAGCACGGCTCCATCGAGCGCGTCGAGTCCAACGAGTGGCTCGCCGAGTTCCTCGCTGCGGTCTCGAAGCCGGGCAACCGCGCCAAGGCGCTCGCGTTCACCAACGACGCCGTGGACTGGCTCAACGGCTGGGTGCGCGAGCAGCTCTACGGGCAGAACCCTGCACCGTTCATCGCAGGCGAGCGCCTCGTCCTGGTGGAGAGTCACGAGATCGGCGCGACGATGCTCCACACCGAGACCGAGCTCGAGGTCGAGCGGGCCATGGAGTGGAACGAGTTCGAGCTCGACTGCTGGCGTCTCGACGTCGTCGATCACTACGGGTGGAAGGGCTACATCCTCGCCCTCGACGACGAGCAGCGACCCGCCTGGGTCGACCGCGTGAACCGCGCCAAGGCGAAGGGGCGCGCCCTCAACCAGTGGGACGAGTACTACCGGCTCAAGGAGGCCTTCGCGCGCGTCCGGCCGGGCTGGGCTACCACCATCCACAAGTCGCAGGGCAGCACGTACGACGAGGTCTTCCTCGTGGAGACTGAGGTCGTCCGGAAGGCCAAGCGCGACCACTCATTTCGCAACATGCTGCTGTACGTCGGGTACAGCCGCGCACGACGGAGGCTCTGCCTGTCATGAAGCACGACGAGCGAATGAAGAGAACCACATTCATGGTCACCGGAAGCCGACACGGGATGACCCCGCGGCAGGTCGAGATGTGCAAAGCCGAGCTCATCGTTGCCGCGCGCGATGGGTACAAGACGCTCATCCACGGAGCGTGCAAGGGTGTCGACGCGCAGGTGGTAGACCTCGCGGAGTTCCTGGGCTTCCAGATTGAGGCGTTCCCCAGCAACCACCAGAGGTGGACTGACCAGGCATCGCTCGATGCATCCGACGTCGTCCATCCTGTGAGCCGGCCACTCGACCGGAACCGGTTCATGGCACTCGCCTCGACGCTCTGTCTCGCGTTCCCACGGAAGCGAAGCCGAGGCACGTGGCACGCGATCGGATGCGCCCAGGGCGAGAAGTCGGAAGTCACGATCATCTTCGCCGATGGGTCGGCCCGTCGCATCAGTCGGCCTGACGAGAGCGCGCAGGTCACCGCCGACGTGAAGCGTTGGATGCGCGGGAGGGGGCGATGAGCACGATCACCGGATTTGACCCACTCTGGGGTAACGTGGTGCGCCGCGTCGCCGTCCTCGAGCGCCGCAAGGGCGTGCGCATCACACTCCCGATCACCGAAGACTCTCGCGCGTGGCTCCAGCACTGCGCGGACGAGCTCGGCGTCCGGCTCTCCGACATCCTTCGAAAGAACGCGGTCGAGATTCGGCCCGCCGAGTGGCGCCAGGAGGACCACGGCGAGCTCGAAGACGCGCTCGAACGCGCGTTGGAGGTCGACGCGATGGAAACCGGTTTCGCTCGGACGCTTCTCAACACGATCGACGACTTCATCCGCGCCCAGGTCGAGGAGTGGTGGAACGAGGGCAGCATCACGGTGAGTCGAGCTGCCGAGCTGCTGGGCTACAGCCTGGCCGACACACGAACTTGGCTGGCAGTCGGAGAGGACGAGTGACAGACAACGAACCGCGCGTCCGCGCCGCGCTCGAAGTGCTCTGCGAGGAGGGGCAGCTCTACGAGGTGCGCGGACTCGCAGTCCCGCAAGGGCGATACACGGCAGGCACCGTCGCCGGCTACTACTACGACCTGGACGCGATGGCTCGCGACGCTGCGACGCTCTCTCGCCAGGGTGCCTGCGGCGTGTACGTCATCCTCAACCCGATCGAGGATCGGTGCTTCGCTCGAAGCATGGACCGACTCACCACCGGGTTGAAGACGACGACGAACGACGAGGACGTGGTCGAGCGTCGCTGGCTCCTGGTCGACATCGACGTGCAGCGTCCCGCCGGCCTCAGCTCGACCGACGAGGAGCACGAGCTCGCGCTCGAGCACGCCAAGCACGTCGCCGAGGCGATGCAAGCGGAGGGCTGGCCCGCCCCTGTCCGATCGGATTCGGGCAACGGCGCGCACCTCATGTGGCGCATCCGACTACCCAACGACGGGAAGGGCGGACCGGCCGAGAAACTCGTCAACGGTGTCCTCCACGAACTCAACCGGCGCTTCGGCACCGAGAAGCTCAAAGTCGACCGGACGTGTGGCAACGCTGCCAGAATCTGGAAGTGCCCCGGCACGATGGCGCGCAAGGGCGACGAGTACCGGACGATGCGTCACCGCGAGGCCGCGCTCCTCGACCCAGGCGATGGTGAGTTGCTCACGCGCGAGCAGATGGAGAGTTTCGTCGCCTTCGAGCCTGAGCCTGAGAATACGGCAGCAGAGCCTCGCCCGGCCCCCGTGTCGTCGTGGGACGCCGAGACCCTGGCCGAGGTCGAGCGATTCGTCGACGAGCACTACCCAGCGGCCAGGCGCCAGGACTACAACGGCGGGTTCCGTTGGCGGATCCCGTGCTGGCGCGTCCCCGGTGGTCACAGCGGCGGACCAGCCGCGCGCATCATCATCACACCCGAAGGTGAGGTGCACGCCGGGTGCTCGGGAGACCGGTGCGTCGGGAAGCCGAAGCTCGGCGATGGCTGGACGGAGCTCCAGGCGCACCATGGCGTCGCGGATGACTTCGCGCCGACCGAGGACGACATCGCCGAGCTCACGACCGTCGCCGAGGCCGTGAAGGCGAAGGTCGACGCGGGCGAGGACGCCGCGGCCGACACGTGGCGCAAGTGGCTGCTCATGAGCCCGCCGAACAAGGACGGCGAGGAGCGCATCCTCAAGCGCGTGCACAACGCCGGGCTCTTCCTCGAGCACCACGGCGAGGTGAAGGGCTGCTTCGGCTTCGACGAGATGCTCGACCGCGTGGTCTGCCTCCGACGGCCGCGGCTTCACCGCTCCGCCCGGGCAGGGTTCGCCGTCGGCGAGCCCCTCGAAGACCATCACGAAGTCGAGCTCGTGCGCTGGCTCGAGCGGCGTGCCGCGCACAGCTACGGGACTTCGACCGTCCACGGCCTGGTCGACCGCGTGGCCCGTGTCACCCGCTCGTTCCACCCGGTGCGCGACTACCTCACCCGACTCGAGTGGGACGGCGAGGTGCGGCTGACGAACTGGCTGCAGCGCTACGCGGGCGCCGAAGACACGCGCTACCACCGGTGCGTGGGCACGTGGTGGCTCATCTCGGCCGTCGCCCGGGCGTTCGATCCCGGCTGCAAGGTCGATCACATGCTCATCCTCGAGGGCGCGCAGGGCGCCGGGAAGTCGACGACCTTCCGCATCCTCGGGGGCGACTGGTTCAGCGACACCGAGCTCCCGATCGGCCGCGGCGGGCCCGACGCCTATCAGCTGCTCTCGGGCGTGTGGATCTACGAACTCGCCGAGCTCAGCGGGATGGACTTCAAGCAGATCGAGCAGGTGAAGGCCTACCTGACGAGCTCGACGGACAAGTTCCGGAAGAGCTACGGGCGCAACCCTGGGAAGAAGCCGCGGAACACAGTCTTCGCGGGCACGACGAACTCAGATCGCTACCTGCGCGACACGACCGGCAACCGGCGCTTCTGGCCGGTGCGCATCCGTGGAAGCGACCTGGAGGCACTCGCCGAGGACCGAGACCAGCTCTGGGCCGAGGCCGTCGTGCGCTACCACGCCGGCGAGGAGTGGTGGCCGTCGTCGCCCGAGCAGGTGCAGATGTGCGTCGCAGCGCAGCGCGAACGGACGGAGCGCGACCCGTGGGAGGACATCCTCACCGATTGGCTGCTCTCGAACCAGCGATTCGGCTTCGTGGCGACGACCGAGCTCTTCGCGAAGGCACTCGACCTACCGAAGGCGCAGCAGCACGCGGGGAACGGGCGACGCCTCGCCGACGCCATGTCGGCAATCGGATGGGTGCGCGACCGCAAGCGCAACGGGTCGCGCAAAATTCGGGGCTTCGCGCCAAGCGGAGGCCTCCAGGAGCCGGACACCGATCTGCCCATCTAGGTGGGCCAGAGAAGCCCCCAGGTTACATGAGGAATGTGGGGCACCGTTTGTAACATCGTGTCGGAATGAAACATGAGACAGGCGAGTGTCCCCACTTCGATGTTATCATGTGGGGCTCTATGTGGCCCGCCGAACGCCCGATGTTACCTAGCTAAAGTCAAAATGACCCACTTTGACCACTGAAATCAGTAAGAAAACCTTTGTAGATATGCAGATCGAGAAAACAGGCACTTACAGAACATCAGCGAAACCGTTTTCGCTGGCTCCTAGGCGAATGTGGCCCACAGGCCCACAGGTGAAAACGATGAACGAGGACAAACTCCACCAGGCCGTCGCACGATGGCTCGACAGGCACCCTGCGACGCGCGGTGCCTGGCTGCATGTTCCGCTGGGCGGCGCTCGAACGTCGCGCACAGGAGCGCAGCTCAAGGCGATGGGCGCCAAGCCAGGCTTCCCTGACGTGCTACTCTGCCGTGCGGCGCACAACGGTATGCCGTGCGTCATCGAGCTGAAGACGGCGAAGGGTCGCATCAGCGAGGCGCAGCAGACATGGCTCGACAACCTCAGCCTGCTCGGCTGGAACGCTGCCGTGTGCCGCAGCGTCGGCGACGTGCAGCGCTTCGTAACGGAGATGTACCGATGAGGCAGAAGGACGCCATCAACGCTCGCGACATCGCAGGCGCATACACCCTGGAGCGGGAACGGCTCAGGCAGGGTGGCGCCGACCAGGTGCTCGAGTGGGACCTCGGAACATCGTCAGCTGAGCGGTGCGAGGGGAGTGCGCTACGGGTGTGCTCTGCCGTTGGCGATGTGAGGGCGCAAGGGCGCCGTGGCTTCTGGGGGTATCACCACTGCCACGACCGCGGCAACGGCTTCCTTGCTCGATGTCGCACCAGCGGACGCGGGTTCAGGCGCACCATTCGCATCCACGCTGTGGACAACCCATCCGCTGTGCACCCGCTGCTCATCTCCACGCCATCAGGGCGTCAACCTCGCTGGGTCGAAGAGGAGCGCCTTCGAGCGCAACGCGGCCGGTCTTGGATTCGAGACGAGCATACCGGCGAGATGCGTCAGTTGACCGCGTCCGAGATGGCTGGCGTGCAGTGGCTCAACGATGATTGACGGGGGCCGTTCATGCCCGAGGATTCACCCGTGACGGAGATGTACCGATGAGCACCTTCTACACTGAACGAAACATGTACCTGCGAGCAGCCGAAGGCGATGAGGACGCCGAGCGGGAACTGCTTGCGCATCTCCGGCGCAAGGTGGCCAAGCGCCACGTCAGGCTCGGAGAAGCGGGCGACCGGCAGCTCAACCTGGACGCGTGCGGCGAGCTGGTGCTGCAGGCTGCACGCGGTGATCGCCGCGCGCGGTCGAGGCTGATCGAGATCATCACCGAGTGCGACCCCTCTCGCGTGGCGACGGCGAGGATGGAGCCTGGTGCCGCTGGCACTCGTGGTGGGTATCATCGTCTCGATCTCGAATTGCCAGGCCTGAACATCGGTGTCGCGGCAGCTCCAAACGATCCGCTCGACGCGGCTCGGCCTCTCCGCGTCGTGGTGTTCGAAGATGGCTGAGGGGGGCATCGCAGAGCAGGTCCGCGCCGTCCTGGGCCAGGCATGGCTTCCCGTCGATGCGCTCGCACGAGTACTCGGCTTCACGGTGAAGCAGACGCACGACGCGGTGCTCGAGCTCGTCGACGCAGGCCAGGCACAGCGGATGTGGGTCGAGGGGGTGGTCAAGGTGCGCGGCCCGGCCGCGACCGCTGGTCGTACCTACGGCCACGGCGAGCTCAACGCTGCGGTGGCCGAGCTCATCCAGGCCGAGCCTCGCACGGTCGAGCAGGTCTCAGCGCTCCTCGGTGTGCCGAAGAAGGCAGCGACCAACGCGGTGCACTACCTCCGCCGGCGAGGCTGCCTCGACATGGAACTCGTCGCGCGTCGGACCGGCGTCTACACCTGGCGCGAGCAACAAGGGGGGAGGGGGGCCGGGTCTCTTGACGAGAATGCTGAGGAGCCCGCCTCAGTCTCCAAGAAATGTGGACCCCAAAAAAGGAAGAGCACGGCAGCACCGAGTCAAACGCAGCCAGGAGACGCCCCAGCGCAGCCCAGGAGAGCGCGGCGCGCCCGGAAGCGAGCGCAGTACCGCGCCGGGCACCATCGCCTGCAGCTGACGATCCCGGGCCTCGACGTGCCTCCGCCACAGCGGCCGGCAACGCGCGCCGAGTGCATCGACGGACCTCGGCCGTGCCCGTGGCTCGGCTGCCGCTACAACCTCGGCCTGGACGTCGACGCGAGCGGGCACATTCACCTGCGCGACAGCCCGCAGAGCTGCGCGCTCGACGTGGCCGACGCGAACCCGAGCGGGCTCGACATCGTGGAGCTCGCCGAGGCGATGGACGTCTCGGCCGACTGGGCTGGCCGGCTCCTCGAATCCGCGCTCACCGAATTCAGATACTACGCTCGCGGGGACTTCCTCCCCCTTCTGCCAGCGAGCAACGACGATGGGACGCAAGACGAAGCTGACCACGCAGATGATCGAGGACCTCTGCTCGAACATCGAGCACGGCCTTCCGATCCAGCAGGCGTGCCGACGCGTCGGGATCGTCAAGCAGACCTACTACAACTGGAAGCGGAAGGGGCAGGCCGACCCCGACAGCGTCTACGGCGAGTTCTTCAGTCGTCTGGAGACGGCTGAGGCCGAGTGCCAGCACCGCGCTCTCGAGGCGATCTGGTTAGGCAACAAGGACTGGGTGGCGAAGGCCTGGCTGCTCGAGCGCCGGTGGCCCGAGCTCTACGGGCGGGGCCTCGACCGACAGGCCGCCATGCAGGTCGACGACGTGCAGCGCAAGAAGGTCGACGACGCTGAGCTCGAGGACCAGGACGATGACACGATTCTCGAGCTCATCGAGGCCGAGAACGCTGCGGCGTGATCGACCATCAGAGAGAGCTCGAGCGATCGGATGTTCGCGCGCGGCTCAGCTTCACGCCGGAGCGCTTCTGCGGCACCGACTTCCGCGGCTGGTGGCGGCGAGAGTGCGTCCGGCGGCGCCGAGTGCTCCACGGATGCAACGCGAACCCGGTCGTTCGCGAGTACGTGCACCGGCGCTGCAAGCGCGACTTCGATTTCTGGTCGGACAACTTCGCCTGGACCCGCGACCCGCGGAAGAACCGCAAGCCAGGGCACTTGCCGTTCGTGCTCTGGGACTTCCAGCGCGAGGTGGCACGCTGGTTCCTCGGCGAGGACGAGCGCTACCTCGACAGCAACGGCGAGTTGTGGCCGATCGCGCTCGACAAGAGCCGCGACATGGGCGCGACCTGGACGATGCTCGCCTGCATCGTCTGGCAGTGGCAGTTCCACGGCGAGAGCTTCGGCATCCTCGCTCGGATGGAGCGCGACGTCGACGTTGGCGACCAGGAGGGTGTCAGCCTCTTCGGCCGCCTGCGCTACCTGATCAAGCACCAGCCAGCCTGGATGCGTCCAGACGGCTGGCGCGAGGCGAAGCGGAACCGGCGCGTCGACACGCACATGCAGCTGAAGAACCCGTCGAACGGCGGTGTGATCTTCGGCAGCAGCACGGTCGGCGACGCCTTCCGCCAGCACCGGTTCCGGCGAGTACTCGTGGACGAGGCGGCGGCGATCGACCTGCTCGAGCGGATGCTCGACGCGATCAACGACGTGACGCCGGCGCAGGTGCTCATCAGCTCGGTGCAGGGCCGCAACAACGACTTCGCCCGGGTCGTCCACGGCGAGCTCGGCGACGTGGTCGAAGAGGGTGTCGCGTACGAGAGCAAGGGCATCGGTTGGCTGCACATCCGGCTGCACTACTCGCGGCACCCAGCGAAGGACCCGTCGACGCCCGAGGGCAAGGCGTGGCGCAAGCGCGAGAAGGCGCGGCGCTCGGCGGAGAGCTGGGCGCAGGAGCAGGAGATCGACTACCACGCGTCGATGCCCGACCGGTGTTGGCCGGAGATGGACCGCGACCTCCACGTCTACTCCGACGAGATGTGGGAGGACGCGGTCGAGCCGTTCCTCTGGCGAACGAATGTCGAGTGGATCGAGGCGTGGGACTTCGGCAACGGGCCGTCGGCCACGTTCGTCTGCTGGGCCGCGCACGTGTCGACGCGCGACCAGGACATGCTCGTCTTCGTCGACTACCGCTCGTGGGGGCTCGAAGAGGTCGACGAGATTGCGGACGACGTTGCCGAGGCCGGGTGGTGGACGGCAACGAACACCGGAGGCCGCGACCCCGACGCCCGCGTCGGCGACATGAGCGGCAACCTCTCCGGCAATCGGATGCACGGCGGGCGCGCTCAGGAAGAGGCCGAGAGCTGGTTCGAGAACCTGGCGCGCTACGGCATCGACGTCGAGGGCATCGCCTACTCGGCAGGGTCGATCCAGGCGATGCGGCTGAACATCAAGCACGGGAAGGTCTTCTTCTCGCCGTCGTGCGCGATCCGACACCACCCGAATCGGCCGAGCCTGGTCGAGTGCTTCGAGGGCTACCACTGGTCCCCGAGCTCGCTGAAGGCCGGACGCCCGAAGCCCAACAAGCGCGACGCGTCGAGTCACGGCGCGGACGCAGCACAGTTCGCGATGCTCAAGGCGTGGGGTGACCCCGACGTCGAGATGATCGAGCAAGACCTGGGAGTGAAGAAACGATGGCAGCGCCAGCATACCTGACGATCGACGACTTGCCGGTCGAGGCGACCGAGCGCGCACGGCAGCGCATCACGAAGCTCGAGGCGATGTGGAACGTCTCGGCGGACGCGAAGCGCCGGCGCGCAATGCGGCGACTGCGCCTCGCCTACGAGGGTGACCAGCAGGCGACCAACGGGCTCGTGCCGAAGATGCCGCGGGAGTCCGACGTGAACTTCGGCGTGCGCCCGAAGCTCACGCCGAACGTGCTTCGGAAGTGCATCAACGACCTCTCCTACGTCTACAACGAGGAGGTCATCCGGCGCGGCGCCGACGAAGAGAACACGGAGCGATGGAACGATGTTCTCTGGCGCCACGACGCGGGCCTCTCGGCCGTGCTCGACGAGATGGACCCCTACGTCCGGTTGCTCGGAACGCTGCTCGTGATGGTCGAGCACGACCAGGAGGACCAGGCTCGGCGTGGGCTGAAGCTGTCATGGTTCGAGCCGGAGTCGTTCGTCGTGATCTCGCCGCGCGGGCGACCGCACGAGATCGAGGCCGTGGCGGTGCTGCGTCACATCGAGCCGGCTGCGGTCGCGGGCACGAAGCACGACGTTTGTGTCTGGGAGTACTGGGACAGCGAGGTGCAGTGCTGGATCGAGGGCAAGGCGTTCGGGCGCAACTGGGAGATCGTCGAGAACGAAGAGGGCGAGCTCTTCCACGCGCACGGCTACGGCCGCGTGCCGTGCGTCCCGTTGCGCAACGCCGTGACGAAGCGAGGCCGGTCGTTTTGGGGGCAGCCGTGGGGTGGCCCCGACACGCTCCTCAACATCCGCGCGCTCAACCACGCGATCACCGAGTTTCTGCGCGCGCTCGCTCTGCAGCGCGGGCAGCCGTACATCGCTGGTGACGTCCAGAAAGATGCGACGATCGCGCTCGCCCCGGAGCATGTCTGGAAGCTGAAGAAGGGCGCGTTGGCGGGATTCGCGGCGAACGGGGCGAACCTCGGCGGCATGGAGAGCGGCATCATGCTGCTCTTCGAGGCCTTCGCGCTTGGCAACGATCTCCCGGCATCGACGCTGCGGCTGAAGCAGGCTGTGGTCGAGTCAGGTAGGGCCATCCTCGTCCGCGCTGGGATGTTGCGCGAGGACGCGAAACGGCGGACGAACGTCGCCCGTGCGTGGGAGCGCGACGTGCACCGGTGCTCGAGCGACGTCTGGTTCGCACACGAGAACGAGCGCCTCGACCCCTACGTTGAGACCGAGTTCCCGGAAGGCACGCCGGTGCTCACGGTCGAGGAGCGTCTCGCCGTCGTGGCGTTCCTACTGGAGCAAGGACTCATCACGCGCGAGAAGGCGCTGCGCATGGTCCTGAACCACCTCTCGCCCGAGGAGGTGTCGACGCTACTCGCCGAGGCCGAGACCGAGCTCAAGGAGCGGGAGGCGCAGGAGCTGGCCAAGGCGGGTCGCGTGACCCCGGGCGCAGCACCGGACGGCGATACCGAGGGCGGCGAAGTGCCCGCTGGTACCGAGGAGGGGGGGGGCAGACGTTCAGAAGGAAGCCTTGAACGGAGCGCAGATCGGTGAGCTGGTCGGCATCATCGAGAAGGTCTCGATGCGTACCGTGCCCGACGAAGCTGCCCGCCTCGTGATCAAG